AGATAATGATGATCAAGCAGCACATCACTTTATAAATAACGAGGTTCAACAATCGGAAAACATGGCGAATTATTTTAAATATCATGAAGATGAAATCCTTAAGGATATTGAGGAGTATGTATCAGGTACTTATAGAGGACATTATACTGGTACTACTCATGAGTATCGTAATGTTCAGACCATAGATTTAATGGCATCAAGGGATCTTGCTTCTGATTTCTGTCAAGCAAATATTTTAAAGTATGGTAGTAGGTATGGTAGTAAAGATGGAAAGAGTAAAAAAGACTTGCTTAAAGTGATTCATTATGCTATGCTGTTATTACATTTTGATGAACATTACGGCAAACCCTCAATCACATCGGGTAACATTGATCACACAATGCCTTAATTATGAAACTTAGAGAACACACTATGAAACTGTCTGACAAAACTCTTGCCCTACTGAAGAATTTTTCCAACATTAATCAATCAATTCTTTTTAAGAAGGGTAGTTCTTTAAGAACTATTTCAGTTATGAAGAACATTCTTGCAGAGGCTACAATTGATGAGGATCTACCTAAAGATTTTGGTATCTATGATCTTGGTCAGTTTTTGAATGGGATGGGACTTCATCATAGTCCTGAATTAGATTTTCAAGATGATGATAGTTATGTTGTAATCAAAGAAGGTAGGATGAAGTCAAAGTATTTCTTTGCTGATCCTAATGTAATTGTTACTCCACCAGATAAGGAGATTACACTTCCTTCTACAGATGTTTCATTTGAGTTGAGTACTCAACAATTAGATAAGTTACTTAAAGCAGCAGCAATTTATCAACTCCCTGATTTATCAGCAGTTGGTGAGAATGGTGTTGTGAAGGTTGTGGTACGTGATAAGAAGAATGATACATCTAATGATTTCTCTATAGTAGTTGGTGAGACTGAATCAACATTCTCATTTAACTTTAAGGTTGAGAATATTAAGATTCTTCCTGGTAGTTATAATGTAGTAGCAAATAAAAGTTTAGCATTGTTTACTTGTCAGAATTACGCACTGAAATATTACATAGCATTAGAACCTGATTCTACGTTTGGTTAATGAAACAGTTATGGAGAGTCTGGAAATATTCTCTAGGCTCCTTCCACGATACAAAGACAAAGAGGTACGATAATATTGTTGCAATAGTTCGTACTCTTATTGTTGCAATAGTTCGTACTCTTATCCTCTTTACATATCTGGTCACTAATAGTGTTATAGTGGCTGGTGTAGTACGTCATTGGAATGATTTATGAGTTTAGACATAACTCAAGCAATGACCCTTTTATTACTTTCTCGTCTTAAATTGTCTGAAAACCTTGCACTTCATTTAATTATTTACATAACAAAAGATTATGAGTGACTTTATCTGGGTCGAGAAATATCGACCCAAGACAATTGATGATTGTATTCTCCCAGAGAATATAAAGAAAACCTTTAAGGATTTCCTAAATAAGGGTGAAATACCGAATATGTTATTAGCAGGCCCTCCTGGGGTTGGTAAGACAACGGTAGCAAAAGCACTCTGTAATGAATTGGGGGTAGACTTTTATGTCATCAACGGATCAGACGAAGGACGGTTCCTTGACACCGTTAGAAATAATGCAAAGAATTTCGCGTCAACAGTCTCGCTCTCATCTGATGCCAGACATAAAGTCATCATCATCGACGAAGCAGACAATACCACTGCCGACGTACAACTCCTCCTTAGAGCGTCTATTGAGGAATTCCAAAACAACTGTAGGTTCATCTTCACCTGCAATTATAAAAATAAAATCATCGAGCCGCTCCATTCCAGGTGTGCTGTGGTTGACTTCTCGATTAAGGGGAAACAAAAGCAAGAGGTTGCGGCGAAGTTCTTTAAAAGACTTAACTTTATCTTGGACGAAGAACGGTGCGAAAGTGATAAGAAAGTACTTGCCGAATTAATAAACAAACACTTCCCTGATTGGAGAAGGGTATTAAATGAGTGTCAGAGATACTCTGTTAGTGGTAAAATTGATAGTGGTATTTTAGCAACGTTTTCAGATATTGCGGTAAATGATCTCATTAAAAACCTTAAAGAAAAGAATTTCCCAGAGGTTCGCAGGTGGGTCGTTAGCAACTTGGATAATGATACTTCTGTTTTATATCGGCTTATTTACGATAATCTATACACTGCCCTCGTTCCTAGTACCATACCTGCTGCTGTTCTTGTTATTGCTAAGTATCAATACCAGACGGCATTTGTAGCAGATCAAGAAATAAATATGCTTGCAGCATTAACCGAAATTATGGTGGAGTGTAAATTCAAATGAAAGAAGAATTACTAGAACTATTAAAAGAATTTGCTTACAAGAAAGGAGAGTTTAAACTTTCTTCTGGTAAGACTAGTGAGCATTATTGTAACTGTAAACCAGTAACATTAAGTGGAAGAGGACTTACTCTTTCTAGTTTATTGATGTTGGAGCATATAGAAACTAATTATGTTGCAGGACTTACATTAGGTGCTGATCCTTTAGTAACAGGTGTTGCGGTTTGTTCTGCTTTGGATAAGAGATTGATAAACTCTTTGATTGTTCGTAAAGAAGCAAAGGGACACGGGACTCAATCTTACATAGAAGGTCCATTGCCGAAAGAAGGAACTAAGATTACAGTATTAGAAGATGTTATTACTACTGGTGGTTCTGCAATTCAAGCAGTAAAGAGATTGCGTGATGCTGGTTATGTAGTAGAACGTGTAGTTGCTATTGTAGATCGTCAAGAGGATGGTGAGGCAGATACTGCTATGAAATTGGCAGGACTTGAGCTCATCAGTCTTTACAAATTATCTGAAATTGCAGGAGTATTTTTATGACTTATAAAGTAATTGCATCAACTCCAACTCGTGATCCTTATCCAGTTTATAAGTTTTATAATGAACCTGAAGAGTGGGTTGGTAAAGGAACTATCACAGTGACTTGCAAAGATGGCAGGGTTGATGTTAAAATAATGGAAGAGGACTCTATCAAAATTCATCACTTGGAAGTTTATTCTGATGATGGTCCTGTTGGTGCAAGACTTACTGAACAACTTCAACATCCTGAAAGACCATGACTGACAAAAAGAAAAGGCATCAAGTTAAATCTAGATGGTATTATATCTTCTGGGGTACTGCTACAGTGACAGTATTTGCTGGTCAGATGTATGTTGGTGGTGGTTTCCGTAGAATGGCTGAGAGTCTTGATAGAGTGTTAGATGCTCCTATTCATTTGGATTTTGGTATTCCTCGTGGATATGCTCCTTTAGAGCATTGGCATGAAGATCCAATGGTTATAAAATGATAATAAGTGAAGCAGATGCTACTTGGGCTGCTGACGAATTTATTCATTACTTTAAGAACTTTACTTCCATTGAGGATTATCTTAGGTATGTAAAGAAGGAAGTAGTTCTCCAAACTAATCAACTCAGTCCTTTAAAGGATGAGTTTTTTAATGAGGATATACATCCGTCTGAGATGGAGTTTGATATTAAATTTATAGGAGATAGGTTTCAATCATTACCACAAGAAAGATATAAGAGTTTATTAGCAGCAGTATCATCACATAATAATGAAAGTAATATTCCAGGTAGAGAATTGCGTTGGATGGTATTTGAAAAGAGAACACAGAAGACTCTTGGGTTTATAAGGTTTGGTTCTCCAACAATCAATTCAAAACCAAGGAATATATGGTTAGGAACACCACCTAATCTTTCTGTGTTTAATCGTCATGCTTGTATGGGGTTTGTAATTGTTCCATCCCAACCATTTGGATATAATTATCTTGGTGGTAAATTGCTTGCATTGATGTGTGTATCTCATTTTGCAAGGGAGACTTTGAATGAGGTATTTGAAAAGGATATTGCATTATTTGAAACTACTTCATTGTATGGTTCCACTACATCAGCATCACAGTATGATGGACTTAAACCATTCATAAGATATAAAGGATTGACTGAAAGTAGGTTCCTTCCTTTATTGCATGATGAAGTATTTCATAGGTTACACGATAGGTTTAGTATATTAAATAATAACAAACCACTTACTGATAATAAAGCATCCTCAAAGAAGATGAAGAGACAGACTAAGATGATTGCTTGGATTAAAAAGTCATTGAAGGATGAGGGGAAACTAAAAGAGTTTAATGATACTATTAGTATGGCATTTGGACTTACGCAAAAGAAGAGATTTTATATTTCTGATTTTGGATATGGTAATGTACGTGAGGTAATTAATGAACAGCAAGATAAGTTAGTACCAGGTCAGAACTGGGATAAGTTTCACCTTGAGAATATTATTTCTTGGTGGAAGAAGAAAGCAGGTAAGAGATATGATAAATTAAAGCAGGAAGGTCGTTTCAGAGATAAGGTCGAACTCTGGACAGAAGATGATGACATTCAAATTATTAGATAGATGAAAAAATT